TCTCACCACGCGACTAGAGGGGTGGGGGGTGACCCCTGCCGACCCGGACACCTAGACCGCCGGAGAGGTGACTCGCAGTCCAGAGACCTGAAATCTCCATTTGGCCCCTAGCCGTACCTCATCCATGACATACCGCGACCCGCGCAACGTGGGCGCTTCACCGACGCGGCGCAACGCCGTCGAGGAGGAAACCGTGGACTCTCAGACTCCGAGCGACCTGTCGTCCGGTGGCCGCGCCCTTTGGGTGGCGATCTCCGAGGCGCATGAGCTCGACGCGCCGCAGCGCGTGACCCTGCTCGAGGCGTGCCGGTCCAAGGATCGGCTCGACAAGCTTGACGAGGTTCTGCGCGGCGACGGCGATACGTGGATGCGACTCACTGAGGACATTCGCGCCGAGGATGGCACGGTCTACGAGCTGCGGATCACGCAGGCGCTGGCTCAGGCCAATGCGACCGCTAACCTGCTCAAGCAGCTGCTCGCGTCGCTGCGACTGCCGGACGCATCGACAGGCCGGAAGCCTCAGCAGCGCGGCGCCGCTCGTGGCGCCTACACTCCGACCGCCAAGGCCGGGTCCGTGTCCAGCCTCGACAGGGCGCGCGCCGCTAAGTCGTCCTGATGGCCGAGTGGGTGCCCCTGTTCGAGGGGCACGTCTGCTCGCTCGGGTATGAGGTGCTGGATTGGATTCACGCATACTGCTGCCACGGGCCGGGTGACGTCCAGGGTCAGCCGCTCGACTATGACGACGAGATCCGCGAGTTCGTGATCGAGTGCTACCGGCTCGACCCGAAGACCGGCAGGCGCATCATCCGCGAGGCGATCCTGTCTCGCCCGAAGGGCCGCGCCAAGTCTGAGGTTGCGGGCATGGTCGTAACGGCCGAGGCACTTGGCCCCGTCCGCTTTGATGGATGGGACGCAGCGGGTCAGCCAGTCGGCCGCCCTGTCGTGTCGCCGCTCATCAAGTGCCTTGCCACCGAGGAATCGCAGGCGGGCAACACGTTCGAGAACGCCGCGTTCGTGCTGGGCGAGTGGGGGCCGGACGAGCACCCCGACATCTACGGCGGCACCTCCGGGGTCCGCAAGTACCAGTCAGCATCCGCGGTCTACCTGCCCAACGGCGGGGAGGTCCGGGCGTCGACGTCCGGGTCCGCTTCCAAGGATGGCGGCAAGGAAACGTTCGTCGTCCCCGACGAGTCGCACCTGTACGTGCTCCCCGAGTTGCGGAACATGTACGCGACCGTCATGCGGAACCTGGGCAAGCGCAAGCACGCCGAGCCGTGGGCGCTCCAGACCACTACCGCGTACCGCGTCGGCGAACAGTCGATCGCAGAGCAGAAGCTGACCGCATGGCGCAAGGGCGAGCTTGGCCCCGACGTGTACGTGAACCACCGCGAGGCCAAGGGCAAGGTCGACATCAACGACCGGGCGCACACCCTGGCGCAACTCCGGGCGGTCTACGGCGCGGCAATGGACCCCGCCACGGGTTGGATGGAAGCCGAGCGCGTCTATCAGGACATGCTCGACCCGACCGTCTGCCCCGACGAGCAGACCGCGGCTCGCTACTACCTCAACCGACCGCTCGCCGGCTCGGATGCGTGGCTGCCACTGGCGGTCTATGACAAGCAGACGAAGACTCGGACGGTGCCGCCGGGCGAGGCCATTTCGATGGGCTTCGACGGTTCCCTGAATGACGACTCCACGGTGCTGCGCGGCTGCTGCATGTCGGACGGCTACCGCTTCACCATCGGCATGTGGGAGAAGCCATCTGGCCCCGCGGGGATCGGCTGGGAGGTTCCGCGGCTCGAGGCGCTGGAGAAGGCGCGCTGGGCGCTCCGCACCTACCGGGTGTCGCGCGCCTACTTCGACCCTCACGAGTGGCGCTCGGACATCGACGCGCTGGGCGTGGAGTTCAACCCGCCCGACGACCCGAGTGCCGCAATCGTCATTCCCTGGGCGACGTCCCGCGACGTCGCTATGGGCGCAGCGCTTGACCGCCTCGCTGCCGACATGCGCAACGGCGACACCTTCCACGAGGACGACAAGCGAGCCCGCGAGCACTACGGGAACGCCTACCTGCACCAGCGGGGCAAGTTGCGTCTCGTGCGCAAGGAGTACCCGAACAGTCCTCGCAAGATCGACACAGTCCCGACCGACGCCCTGGCCTACGAGGCGCGGGCGGATGCCCTCGCGGCCGGCTGGGGCAACGAATCCGAGTCCTACGCCTATGTCTTCTAGCCCCGTGAGGAGGTCTACCCGTGGCCCTGAACGCCGAGCAGGCCGCGAAGCGGGTGGACTCTCTCTATGCCGAGCTGAGTAGCCGGCGAGCCGCCATCGACAAGCAGGAGCGCTACTTCTCGGGTGAGCAGCCGTTGTGCTATGCCTCGGATGAGTGGAAGAAGTTTCACGGGCAGCGGTTCGCGGGCTTCTCTGACAACTGGTGCGGGGTGGTGGGTGCTGCGGCGCCTGAGCTGACCGAGGTGTCGGGCATCCGCCTGGGTGACGACGTCGAGACGTTGTCGGCTGAGGAGCGGGTCCTGTGGCGCGACTGGGATGCGAACGACGGTGGCGCGCAGTCGGCGCAAGGGTTTCTCTCCGGGGCTGTCACGGCGCGTTCGTTCGCCCTTGTGTGGGGCGACGAGAACGACGAGCCGGTCCTGACGTGGGAGCACTCGGCGCAGGCGATCGTCTCGGGCGGCTACGGGCTGAAGGCGTGGCGCGAGGACGACACCGAGTACGCGACGCTCTACGCGGCCGACGAGGTGTGGAAGTTCGAGCGCCCCACGTCCGCAGTGGTCGTCTCCGGTCGGACTCCCGCGGGCATCATCCTGCCTTCAGGGTTTGGCGCTGGCGGGTGGGGGTCCCGCGAGTCGGGTGCTGACACGAACCCGATGCCGAACCCGCTGGGCGTGCTGCCGCTCGTGGAGTTCCCAAACCGCCCGCTGCTGGGCCGTGGTCCGATCTCGGACATTGACGGCACGATGGCAATGCAGGACGGCGCGAACCTGATGTGGGCCTACCTGTTCGGCGCGGCTGACTATGCATCCATGCCGGCACGGGTGGTCATGGGGCAGGAGCCTCCGAAGATGCCCATTCTGGACGCGAACGGGCTCAAGGTTGGCGAGAAGCCGCTTGACATCGAGGCGCTGACCAAGGGCCGCATGTTGTGGCTCACGGGGCAGGCGACGGTGGGCCAGTGGGACGCGGCCAAGCTGGACGTGTTCACGTCTGTGATCGACGTCATGGTGAAGCACATCGGCGCTCAGAACAAGGTGCCGCTCAACTACTTCGGTGCGCTGTCCAATGTGAACGGCGAGACGCTGGATTCTCTGCGGACGCCGCTGCACATGAAGGTCCGCGACGGGCACAAGCACCTAACCGCGCCGATGCGTAAGGTCTTCCGGCTAATGGCACTAGCGCGCGGCGACGAGTCCGTAGCTGAGGCGTGCCGCACCGCGCAGATCCTGTGGAAGAACCCTGAGACGGCGACTGACGCGCAGACGTCGGATGCCGCGCTGAAGGACTCGCAGATCGGGTGGAGCTCAGCGGGCATCCTCGAGCGCCGCTACGGCATGTCGCAGATCGAGATCGACCGCGAGATTTCCCGCCGTCGCGCCGAGGCGCTTGACCCCGTCACGCAGCAACTGCTCGACGACATGAGCCGGGCGCCCGATGCTCCGGTCAGCGAGTAGCCACTACCGACGTTCCGCGTTGCTGGCGCGTTCTGCGGCCACCGCTGCGGAGTCCGCTACCAGCCCGGTAGCTCTCGCGTCGGTCCTGACCGTTCACCAGGCGGCACAGGCGCGCATGTCTGAGCAGGCCGTGGCGGACATGCTGACCGAGCAGGGTGTCGACGTGGCCGCGTCTGGGTCGCTGTCGCCACTTGCGTTCACGACGGACGCCCGGATGCTCTCGCGCATGGTCACCCCACAGACGGACGTGGGCAGGCTGGCCGCGTCGCTCGTGCAGGACGCTGGTCGCTCTGCGGAGTCTGTCGCCTCGACGGTGCGTCCGGGCGTGGGTCATGTTCGCTACCTGTCGCCGCCGTCGTGCTCGCGGTGTGCGGTCCTCGCGGGTCGCACCTACCGCTACTCGGACGGCTTCAAGCGTCACCCCGGCTGCGACTGCACGATGATCCCCGCGACCGCCGAGGCCGCACCAGATCTCGTCGCTGACCCGACCGACCTGATTCATCAGGGCAAGGTCACGGGCCTATCCAAGGCCGACCAGCAGGC